ACTTGAACATCAATATTAACTGTTTTTGTAGCCATGTTTAGATAAATAGATTGGTATATTGGGTGTATTCACCCCAATAATCATCTACTTCTGTTGTTTGCGTTGAATATATTGAGTTATGTGATGTATAATGATGTCCGTGATTTATATGAACGGATGGATTAGGTGCTTCCCACTGTATTCTTTCTAAATTCTGTGGTTCTACTAACCCTGCTCCAATAAGTATTGCATTTTTCAATACTTTCTCAAAGTGTGTTATAGCATCACTAAATCTCATAGTCATCTGATGCATCGGTTCATCATTCTGTTTCTTTACCTGCCATCCATCTTCTTTCAATCCTATGTAATTCATATTTGTTAGGACTTGACCTTCGTTAAAGTCATCAAAATCAAAATACCCTTCACCATACATGACATCATGTTCTAAAAATGAAACATAGTTATATCCACCTATCTTTTCAGCGTTATACAATAGTTGTAGAATATTAAGAACTTGATTGATATGACCGTATGTTCTCGTCAATGACTCAAACTCTGTAAATGGATTACCTTCTTGTTTATACCATACAGATGTTAAGATATCAGCTTTGTCTTTGGATGCAGTAACAAGTGTTTCTAATGATTTTTTGATTGCAGGTTGCGTTTCAGGTTGATAGTTATTTGAGTAGAATATACCTAATCTATCTGATGTAGTATTCTTAATCACTAACCATTCATGCTCTCTCACCTTTTTAGTATGTCTCTCACCTCCATATTCCCATTCTAACGAGAGATATTTCACTACCCCCATACTTGGGTCACCTATAATATTATTGTCCACATAAAGGAAAATATTATCACCTATGACTTTATCTTGTATTTCTTGTGTGCAATCCACACCACCGTATGTCGCTGATATTATATTCATGTCAATACACTCACTTGTTCTGTTTTCTGTATTTGTTCGTAATACTTTTTGCTACTTGTTCCATCTTTTATTTCTAAATCTAAATTGTATGGTAGTTTATTCATATAGTTAGCTTTATAGAAAAACCCACCTTCGTTATTTACGACACCTGCGTTATGGAATATATTGTGTTTATGCCAATCTGCTTCCGTTGATGTTGCCCATGAGAACAATAAATCATCATGTGTCTTTGTCATAAATCCTCTTTTCCACCCATTCCACAACACTGCCCACATATCTGCACACCATATTTGTATTGCGTGATGTGTCGGATCTTGTTTTACTTTTTGCTGATTTAACTTTGTTATTTCTACAAATAAGTTTTCACTATCTTTTTCTACATCTTCCCAAAATGATGCATCTATATTCTTCATAATATATTGAGCACCGATAGTATTATCGTTATTATCTATAACTAGTTGTGCATCAATATCCATGACTTCTACCATTTTATCAAAGACATCTTGACCTTTACCGATAATATAGTCGTATGAAATATACCATTTGGTGTCTGACCCATACCATATATCATCAGATGTAAACTGATTCCAATCTATTGGTTTTGTAAATACTATATCGCAGTCGTGGTAGAATATAACATCGTTCTGTAATTCAGGATGTTGTTCCCAATGCTGTTTCAATATGTTAGGTCGTATGCTACTAATATACTTTTTCTGTTTTCTTGTATCTTTGTAAAAGAAGAACCTTGCTGCATATCCAAATCGTAGTTTATCCCACTCTGGTGGTATCTCATCTTCGATATAACAAACGATATCTACTTGGTTAAGGTTTATACCTACTTCTATAAAGTTATTCAGTAATACCTCAACTTGCCACGCATAATACAATGTTGCAGGTTGTGCTGATACAAACCTTATTTGTTTTCCTTTTTTTCTTCCGCAACCGCAATCACTCATGGACATGCCCCCGTATTAATAACATCACCATTACTATCTGTTTGTATCCAATTTGTTCCATCACTAAAATAGAATGCTCCCACAGGAGTTGTTAAACTTGAATCTTCATATAATGTAGTTATAGAAGTAAAACTACTTTCAGCTGCGTAATAATCAGTTCCTGATGGATAATCTAAACACGCATCTTCACTATCAAATGAACTTATTCCCAAGTTAGGATATGTAAAGAATGATGGTGCTGCTGTTGTCGTAGTCGTAGTAGTTGTTGTTACACTACAATCTCTAACTTCTTGGACAACACCTGAACTGTTTATGCGGAATGAATGCGTTGGAGAACCTGTTGATGTTGTGCTCATACCATACCACAAGTCATCACCATCCCATGTAGCTGACCTATCAGATGCTGTATAAAACACATCACTTACTGATACGGATGCTAGATTAGCTGCATCTGTATAAATGTCAATGTTCTGCATTGTTATACCACAAGAAGTAGAACTATCACTTACTCCGCTTAATTCTATACGATTAACCTTAAATCCGTTAGCTGGTTGCGTTGTAGTCGTAGTAGTAGATGTCGTTGTTGTAGTTGTCGTAGTAGTATTACAATCTAATACATCAATGATTTCACCATTATCTACTTCTACTGATAAATTATTTGCTAATGTATAATATCCATTACTTGCGTTATTACCCGTAGATTCTACTTTCAAGTCATCACCGACTGTAACTGTTCCACTACTATCATTATCAATTACTCGGTAATTGACTTCATCAGGTGAACCACTACATCTTAATCCTTCCGATGTTATTCTCACAGAACCTGATATTGTAAATGATGGTATTGTCGTAGTAGTCGTAGTCGTAGTTGTTACGGAACAATCTCTTGTTTCTAATACTTCTCCATTACTATCTATTCTAAACGAGTGTGTAGGTGAACCGGTAGAAGATGAACTCATACCATACCATAAATCATCTCCATCCCAATTTGCACTTCTATCACTTGCAGTATAGAATGTATCTCCTACATTTACAGAAGCGAGGTTAGCTGCATCTGTGTATATATCGTTATTCTGCATCGTAATACCACATGATGTAGAACTATCGCTAACACCACTTAACTCTATTCTATTGACCTTAAACCCATTTGCAGGTTGTGTAGTCGTAGTTGTTGTAGATGTGGTTGTCGTTGTAGATGTGGTTGTTGTAGTTGTTGTCGGGCAGTTTTGTAAACCAGGTGCTAATACAACTCCACTATCTAACTCTACAAACTGATTACTACCTATCTTTAAGAATCCGTTGGAAAGACCTACGATTTCATCACCTGTTGTAATTGTTCCACTGCTATCATTATCTATAACAGTATATGTTGTATTACTGTCATCACCACACGCAAGAGTAGATGAGTTGTTTGTTCCCGTATCGCCACCTAATACTGTAAATGAAGGAACAGTTGTTGTAGTCGTAGTAGTAGTTGTAGTCGTCGTGGTTGTAGGAGGTGGTGTCGTAGTCGTTGTAGTTGTTCCACCACAAGATATCCATTCTGTAACTACACCACTATTATTGATTTTTACTACTTGATTTGCAGCTGTTCCACTATTATCATTTACACCAAAGTATAGATTCTCACCCGTAACTGTTGTAGTTAGTGCTGCATCTGCATACACTGTTTCACCTGTTATATCTACTGTAACAGTTTTACCTGTTCCCGCTAAATAGAAACTTACATCTGTTGGGTCTGTTTCATTACACACATTACCTGATGGATATCCACCACCATTTACTCTATCGCTGAATATTTCAGTAGATGGTGGTAATGTCGTTGTCGTAGATGTTGTCGTTGTTGTTGTTGATGTAGTAGTAGTCGTTGATGTTGTAGTTGTGCTTGTAGTCGTTGATGTCGTAGTGGTTGTTGGTGCAGCTGTCGTTGTGGTTGTAGTTATACTTCCTTCTCCAAGTTGGAAATATTCAGGATATAGTTTGATAAGTTCTACTGTAACAACATCATCTTGCGTTAAGTTAAATCCTTTGATTTTGTTTATACGATAGTATTGATTCTTGATAAGTATTCTATCGTTTAACTTTATTTGCTGATATTCTGATGGCTCAAATAATAAATCTAGTGTTACAAACCTACCATCATCCCAATACAAACTTTGATAGTATGTCTCCCAATATTCTGTAAATGCTGTTCTACCACTATTAACATTCAATCCTGCTGCTGCAAAATCTCCGTATGCGTTATTAAAATGTAAATCGTTTGTCGAACCTGATATAGCAGGTAGTTGTGATACATTTGATAGTGTTGCATAACTACCACTTGTTGATGTGTTAGTTCCTGAAAGACCTATAAAGATATTACTACCACTTGGTAAACTATTATTTACTTTATATCCTATACGTGGCTTAAATGCATACGCTGATACTTTATCATTATCGTATTTGTATAAGTGTGGAAATGCAGTCGTAGAACTAAAATCTATGTTTGGATAGTTACTACCTGTTTGGAAACTACTACCTAATATAACAGGTGCAAACAATGTTTTTATTTCATCATCTCCGACAGCATTGTTGGATGTAGATATTAACTCTAAACTTCCGTATTGTCTGTATGGTTCTTGTTCTTTTGCAATCTTACTAAACCTATCATTATCTTCATCATTTGTAATAATGACTGATTTAGGTAGTTCACTTATAGGATGTTTGATAGATACTCGTTTGCTTGTATCATACTTTCTCGTCCAATCTTTTATCTCACCACTACGTAACCAATCATCAAACTGCTCTATAATAATCGTTGATTCATCGTTTATATCAGGTATAAAGACCAAGTTAAACTGATTGATTAACCCTTGTATTACATCTTCTGATTTCAGTTCGCTATTAAACTGCAAACTCATATCAATAGGTTCGTTCTCATACACCGGTGGTGCTTCCGTACAACTTAACTCTGCTCGTGTAATCGTAAGTTCAGGTGTAGGACCGAACGGGTCAGGTATTGTAGTAAATGTAACATCAGCAAAGAACTTATCACTACCACCTGTCATAACTGTTTGACCTGATACGGATAGTGTTAATGAAAATGGATTAGTTGAATTGTAGTTTAGTGTTTGTGTTGCAAACGCTGTTCCTGGTTTACTACTACCTTTACGTAGATTAACTGTTACTTGTGATGAACGAGAACCTGTGTATTCTAACTCTGTATTGTTGAATACTAGTGAGCAGTTAAAGATATGATTACCTGTCGTTAATGCCGTGTATTCCGATGTAGTTGTATTATAGGTATTTTTCGGGTCACTTAACTCTATACTTGCTGTAACATATTTTGTTTCTGCATCTCCAACTATTTGATTTGATGTCTGTATTGCATCAAACTCTGCTGATGCTGATGGAACGTTTGCACCGAACTCATCATCTGATTTAGTAAATAAGTATAAGTTATTAAAATCATCTGTCTCCGTAAAACTACCTGTATATCTAAACCCTACTTGCTCAAATATAATATCTAATACATCTTTAAGTTTTATTGCGGGTAAGAACTGATGTAAGTTAAGGGGTGTAGAACTACTACCTAAATCACCACCGACATATCCTAATGGTGGATAGATACTGAACCCTTGATTATCATCATCTCTACCAAACTCACCTAATGGATAGAATACTGAACCTGATAGTAATTCATCATTCCAACTATCTATTACTGATTGTGATGTTATAGTATGGTTGTATGGTGTAAAATCCGCATCTCTTAAAAACTTCCCTTTGAGTGCTTCTTTAAACTGAACGACTTTATCACTAACTGATACGTTATAGTTTACATACCCATCTTCGTCTGTGATGACTTCCGTTAATTCTAGTTGACCTTGTAATAACGTTTCACCTCGTTGCAACACCCATGCATCAATACTGTTATACATTGCAGGTGGATTATCAGCACCTATGTCATACGCATTCTTAAAGAACCTATTATTCTTTTTTGTACCAGGTAATGTAAATTGTTGTGAACCTATGCCAAAGATACGACCTAACTCACCTACTTCTACGGTTGACATATCAACACGCAGTGGTATATTTTCCATGACATCTAAGTCATATATTACACCTTCGTACTTAACTCGTAAGATTAAATCGTTTTTCACTATCTACTATATCGTTGATTGCTATATCTGTAATTGATGGTATACTGAAATAACTTCTGTCTGTTCTCATTTATATTCCAGTCATATGTTGCATTAGTTATAACTATTGGTATAAAACCTTCTGGTTGTTGCACAAATACTTCTGGACTATCTAAAAGTGTTGTAAGTGTCTTAGATACTGCCTGATTGTAATAATCCGTTGTAACCTCAAATTCATCGGTATATGATGTATTGTATGCTTTCTCTCCTCTCCGTGTAATATCGTATTGACCTGTTCCGCTGTAATCTACTTGTGGTAAATCTACAAAATCTCTTTCTACATTCGTTACTTTTTTAACAGGATTACCGACAGTAAAGTATTCGTATATTCCATAATCATTAATAAATGCAAATGTTACACCTTCTTTATACGGTGGTATAATAGTTTCATCTGTATTAGGAACAGGTCCATTTCCTGTGAATAATCTAAACGATTCTCCATCTTTTTCTAATGGACGGACTCTGTGATATGTGTATAGTAATGCATCATCAACTCCAGAAGCATTTCCTAAAAACGTAAGTGTAATTTGTTCCCAATCTGTATTCTGAAATGAGTTATCGAATGTAGCACTACCACTTCCTATTGGATATGTGACTATTCTATTATCTCCAGTCACTGTTTGTGCTATATCTGTTGTTTGTATAATATCACCACTACCACTAATAAACTGAACTCTATATTCAACATTACCGTTTACATTCAATCCTGTCTTTGGTATCAATACTGAAAATGTTAATGCATTATCTTTACTAATAAATGTTTCCGTATTATCAGTCATCAATCTAGATATACCTGTTCGATATAAAGATGGGTTATATGTTATATTAGGAACTGATTCTGATACTGCGTTTAAGAAGTTATAACTACCACCATTCGGGTCAACCGTTCCCAAAAACACAGTAATCTCTTCTGATGCTCCACCACTAAATACTGTTGTTGCACCACTAATAGATGTAGCATACGATTCACTAAACGCTAACTCAAACGTCTTAATACTATTCTGTGCTGTTACTGCTGTTGATGCCGTCCAATCATTATCATATTCTAGATTATCACCTAATATATTACCGACTTCAATGACACCGTATCCTTGTGGATTGGGATATGAGAATATCCTTGTCAATCGTTCACTATTCCCTGATTCATATATATCAGTCACATACTGAAACTGTGGGTTTAATGCATTGGATGAAGATACAGCATATACTAACTTTGTATCTGTTACATTTAACTCTATCGGTTTATTTTCTACTGTTATTGCCATAATCTATAATGATTCATCTATTTGTTCTTCTACTTGTTTTTCTAACAAATCTAATACATAATCGTATGTTCCTGATGATAATACTTTTTCTATTGATGGTTCTATAAAAGGTCTTGGTCTTGGGTTCGTTCCTCTCTTTCCAATGTTTTTAGCTATTGCGTATGCAAAACTCTCTACATCCATTTGCTGTGGGACAGGTATATTTTTTAATCGTATCCATTCCATAATAGGTTTCACAGGTGGTTGTCTTCCAGGTCCCCTACCTATACCTTGGTCAACATATACCCCATAATCTAACATACTTCTAACTAATTGATACGTCGTTCCTTTCTTTCGTATATCATATGTTATAGATTCTGCTAACTGACCTGTATTGTAACTACCGTTGTCTTTCAAGGTTTCTACCATTGCATTTGTTAATGCGTTTCCTAATTCCGTTAAACCTTTGATTAACTCACTCATGGTTGTGGATAGTTACAGTAATCTAAATTGAATGGTGTAATAACTTCTATGGTTGCAACCCAACCAAATACTCTATCTTGGAATGCTTCATTAACAGGTGAAGCACTCACTAAATTAACTTCATACCATTGTTGTCTTTCAGCAGGTCCGTAATTAAACCACGCCATTAAATCATATATCGTCATCTCTGTATCACTAATGACAGATGTATTGGATTGTGATTGATTCTTTGGTTGATCCAATGAATACAACTCAAACGTAAGTGTTCTCGTTCGTTCCGTTAATACTGCTGATATTGGACGCATATAAACAAATGGATATAATCTATTGACTGCACTGGCATCCAAGTAATCTAACGTTCCATTATCAAAACTACTGACTTGATAGTGTTGATTACACGCTTCCTCAAAATCGTTGATAATACTTTCGTATGTTACATTAACTTTACTCATGTGAATCTACGTATTGTTTGTGTATAGATAACATAGATGCAATCTGATTGTGGTTGAATCCTTTATTCTTCAAATCAGTAATCTTTGTATCTAGTGCATTATCTTTGTAGTCAGGGCAATCTTTACATCCACTTTGTTTCTTTTTCTTCATCTTCTTGATAGGTGGATTGTTTTCTTCTTCTTGTATTACTTCTTCTAATGTCGTGTATATATCTTTTTCTTCCATAATATTAACTGTATTTAGCTTTTCTATATGCTTCCTTCTGTATCTTTTCCATCTCTTTGTTATAATCTTTATCTATCTCTAAATAGTTTAAGACAGTGATAAAGTTCATATCTGTCAGTTTGCTATCCCCTGTAATTGTAAGTATTTCGGTTTTAGATAATGCGTATAAAGTCCCCCACCAACCCCAATGCTCTGAATAAGATCGTTGATTAGTTTCTCGTTCATCATCTTCGATTTGTTCTCCGAATACACTGTATTGTTTAAGTATTGCAGACCTATGAGTAAAAAAAAACTAATAGCTCCTAATGCAATCGTTACAGGTAGTTCTAGAAAATCATTCTCTATTCTCTTTCGTTTGTGATTATCATACTTCTCTATTGTATAATGCTCAAACACATTTTCTACACCTTTGTTTCTCACGACTTTAAGATGGTGTTTGATTTGCGTAGATATTGTTCCAAAATCATGCTCTACTATCGGTCTATACAATATACTCACTATTTTGTGTAAGTTATTATTGACATCTTTACACAAGTTTTCTAAATCAATATATTCACCTAACGATTGTTGTTTTATATTACTGTATCCGTATAATACACCATTCCACTCAAACATACTGTGGAATTCATTACCTACATCTACTAGTGATGCAATGTGTTCGTTGATGACTTTAATGCTTTCTAAATCCCAATATCGTAATTCTTCTAACTCTATTCCTGTTATAGTGGAGACGATGTATAGTGATTTCTCTATCTCACTATCAGTATCAGGTAGTTTTTGCAACTCCATATACTGCTTGATTGTCAAGTATTCAGGTATTGTAATTTCCTTTTTCATATATATCAATATAAATTATTTCGGTATTCCCCAATCTACGGATATACTACGTTTTCTACTACCGCCTACACTCATAGGTCTTCTATTAACAAACTGATTTCTGCTGATATTAGCTAACATCAATGCATCAATATAATCATCGTGATACCCATTTCTATGTCCGAACGACAACTTACCTGTTTGGTTTATCTTGTATGTGTATGCACTGAACTCTGTGTGTAGTATTGGACATAACTGTTGTGTCGGTAATTCAACTGTGTTTGTCTCTATGTCCGAGATAAGTTTCCTAACCATCTCACTCTTGTTTTCTTGATTAGTAGTAAACTGCTTTACTCTTCTGTAATCTTTGTGTAATAAATCATACATTGCTCTACCTATACCATTTACTTCTATATATCCTCCGACGATATTGTATTGTGATAATGTTTGTCTGAACTTATCAGCTATTGTATGTATAGGTTCGTTGTTTATTCCCACAATATTAAGAACTCTACCGACGGGTGATAAGATACATAATACACTCATATCATCTGTAAGACCTGTATCTATTCCAATATATGCATCACCACCTGTTGTATATTGTTCTACTATACTTACTCGTTCTATACCTATAAAGACATCGTTTGATGCATCCTTGAATTCCGCTAAATACTCTTGTGCATAGATATCAGAAGGTAAACTCTTTTTAGCTTCTATTAATAAATCTTGCGAGATATAGGGACATTCTTCTAACGTTATTCTGTGAGAAACGACATCATCTTTGTTATACCATGTAAATAAATGGTTTTTACCTGCAGGTGTAGATATCATCAAACACTTTACTCCATTTGGATTAAGTGTCGGTAATATAACTGTATTGACTACATCTTCTTTGATATACGCAAACTCATCTAATATTAAGTGTGTAAACCTAAACCCTCGTATATTATCTGCACTATCAGCTGATAAGAACTTTATAGTAGAACCATTGAGAAATGTTATTGTTGCTTCCATCCTATTTGATGATACAACTAAATCAGGTGCTGCTTTTACTATTTCATCCAACACATTCTTTGCTTGTGAGAATGTCGGTGAGACCCACCCTAACTTTTGATTATCGTTCTGTAACAACCAATACAATGCAACATTGATTGCTAATAATGTTTTACCACTACCGCGTGGTGCTACGACACATCCGAATAAATCATCTGTATCTACAAACTTATCTATAAACTCTTTCTGTGCTTTATATGGTGTAAATAACTTTACATTCATTCTTCATCACTTCCACCAAAAGATACGTTAATATTCATATCTGCTTTGATATTACTTTCTACTTTTTGTATATCATTACCCGTATACTTAAACACTTGGTCTATTGCTCTCTGTCTTACTTTCGGGTCTTTATCCATCATTAACTCTCGTAATTCTTTGACTGCTGGTGATAACTGTCTTTGTAACATATCTTTCCAATTTGCGTCATATACTGATTTAGCTTCTAAAAAGTATTTGCAATACGTTTGCTCTGATTTATCACCATAGTTTTCTTTACACCACTTTACATACTCTATCTGTCCGTAATTTTGATTATACCTCAAGTCATACGCTTTCTTTATACGTTTATCAATCTCACCTTTCGTCAATCGTTTACCGACTCCTTGATATACTTTTTTCTTACTCATCTCTATGATATTTCTATGATATATTCACTATGTATAAATAAGTCCTTTAATCCGTTCATACAGTTCCATATTTTGCTCCTAACGAACGATCTCTTGTATTGTAAGTTCTTTATTGTATATATCAGTAGGTCTCCACAAAGAATCATACAATCTTGCAATAGATGATTTATTGCGTATTGTAATATCTTCTTGCAACTGTATGAACGGATTAAA